CTTTGCAAGTATTGGGAACACAAGATTGGTAAACCCGGAGATTGTGGAGCGGTCCTTTACGCTCCTGGTCTTGGATTGCTTGGCATGCACACCGCTGCCCAGTATGACAAAAAAGGGAAATTGCACCTTGGGATCGCGGCTCGTCTTGACAAAGAAACAGTTGCTCGTTTCCTCACTGGAGCTGAGCGGATCATTGCTTGCGCTGGGCCCGTTCACAATATGGTGGAGGCCCCCGCAGAGCGATGTGACAAGATTGGAGATTCCGACATGATCGGCATCTTGAAGGAGACTCCTTTCTCCCCAACTTCGTGTGATTTTGTGCGCCTCCCTTATCAAGAGGAGGAGTGGGCAAACACGAAATATTTGCCTGCAGTTCTTGGACCCAACCACCCGGTTGCTCCTGGACATGCTGTGAAAGACATCGCAGCAAAAAGTTATGCCAAGTTGTGTAGGAGGGTTGATCATTTCAACCAGACCTGCGTTGATGAAGCAATGGGTGACATTATGGACTTGTTCAAGACAAGGAAGCCATTTCGCCCTCCCCAGAAACTCTCTGATGATGAAACCATCAATGGTGGGCTACCCCACCTCGAAGGGTTGGATCTTAAAACCTCTGCTGGTTATAGATTCAACCTCTTAAAACCTGCTGGAGAAAAAGGAAAGAAACATCTTTTCTCCAACACAAAACCGCGAACAGTTACAAATACTGTTCTGCGCATGGAGCTCGACGCTGCTCGAGCATTCTTCAAACGAGGGATCGCTTGGTCCTGGATAGCAGACTATAATCTCAAGTCTGAACTCCGAAGTGAAGAGCGTGTGAATGTCGCTCCTGGTGAAATTCCTGCCACGCGTGGCATCAATGCAAGTCCTGTCGACGAGACAATGATCTTCAGAGAATATTTTGGAGATTTTTTGAACTACATGTATACCAACCACACTTGGTTTGAGATGTGTATTGGAATTAATCCTTTCTCCATCGACTGGGAAAATGCAATGCAAAAACTCAAACGCGTTGCGCCCAATGGTTTTGCTACTGACTACTCAGGCCATGAGACAAACTCAACATCACAAATGATGGAAGCTTTCTGGCAGACAGTCGAGGACTTCTACAAACAAAATCCTGATTACAAGGAAGAAGACGGAGAAGTCCGCCATCGTCTCATGTATGCTTTGTGCTATCATGTTGTGCGCCTTGGACCCCGTCTGTTCTTCAAATCTGAGCATTTGTTGACTGGAAGTGCACTCACTAGTGTGCTTAACTCTTTCGTTACGATGATGCATTTTCGCATCGCATTCTTGGAGCTATCACGCCAACAAGGGAGTGCTTTTTGTACTATGCATCATTTTCGTAAATTGGTCTCACTGTTGGTTTACGGTGATGATAACGTCGCGGCCGTTAGCCCGCGTATTTCAAAATGGTCCAATGCTAGAACCATTGTCGACTTCATGAAACCATATGGGGTCGTTATGACAATGGCTGACAAGCATGCTGCAATCACTGCAGAGTGTGTGCCTGTGGAAGAACTCAGTTTCCTCAAATGCACCACTGTTGAAGCCAACAACGTAATCGGTCAACGGTACTATCCGTACGTTGACGAAGATTCAATCATCAAGTCCTTGATGTGGTGTGGGTCTAAAAACCTGACACCAATTGAGGCCGTATACATCCTTGGAAATGACGCCCTTCGGCGGGTGTGGCCCAGTGGTGTTCAACGTTTCTCATTTTGGCGGGAGCGCATCAGAAAGGTGTGGCTCCGTGTTGGGATTGAAGAAAGTCCCATCAACTGGGCAGCTGTTGCCCGTCAATGGCTTAGTGGGGACATGCCTGACTGGGCAATGTTTTCAAATGATGTTCACCAAGAGTCGACAGCGATGTGCTATCGGCCAGTGATCCGTGCCCAGATGATGCAGTCTGGAGAAATCCCTCTCCCCATCACTGAGGAGACTAAAGAAACTATCGCTGTGACAGCGATGGTTGGTGGAAGTGGACCCACCAAACATGTCCCAATGGAAACAGGAAGTTCCATTCAAA